TAGACATGGTATTTCACCTTTTTTAGTTACAAAAAAAGCGCCGTTAGGCGCTTGGTTATGCTGCTCCGCCGCGTGGCTAGAGCGTCAAACTTGAGTTAATAGCAGAAGCCTGGGCACGAATACTGCGGCCACCATTTTTTGGTACATAGGTCATTGCAATAGCGTTAATTGCGTCCTGTGCAGGTGCAATTTCATCAATAAGTTTCAGTTGCAACGCTTCTTCAGCACTGAATAGTCTGGCCTCAGTAGCAATTACATCCTCTGGTTTCAGGTTTCGGTGTTTCGCTACAGAATTCACAAAAAGGCTATAGGCCTGATCTAACCGTTTTTCTATTTCCATCACGGCGTGGTCTGTGATCTCTTCATGAGGAGAAAAGTCATTTTTGTGGCGGCCGCGGTAGAAGGTGTTGTATTTGATCCCCACTTCCGCTTCCCACTTGCTGACTTCGTAGGTTTCGATGATTACGCCGATTGAACCAACGCCAGCAGTTGGACTCGCAATGATTTTGCTGCATGCAGCGGCCAACATATAACCTGCACTGTAAGCTGCAAAGTTAACAAGCGCCGTTATTGGCTTTATTTTGGTGCAGGCTCGGATAAAGTCGGCGAGTTCTGCACAGCCAATGGCTTGACCACCACCAGTGTGAAAGTCTAAAACCACTTCTTTAACCAGTTCATGGTTTACCGAGGCAGCAATTTGCTCTCTCAGACGCTCATACGACAGCAGTTCTTCACAGGTAGCCGTTATAGCGCCTCGGCGAGCTACTAAAATCCCATGTACTGGGATAACCGCAATATTTCCGGCAATGGTAACACCCTGTAACTGACGTTCTTCGTCACGGCCCATCGTAATGCCGATGATGTCTTCGGCCAACTCTACATCTGTTGTTGTACGGCCAAGTAGACGCGGCTCTAAAACTGCTTTTACAGCGTTAACCAGTTCTGAGGTGGCATAAAGTGGCGCACCAAATACCATGGCCGCAATATGCGGAAAGTTGATCATACGCGACATAGTATTCCCTCTATTTCTTTCATTTGCTCAGGCGTAGCATTCATCGAATTTTGCAGATTTGCTGAGTCCACCATGTTGAGCGGGGTTAAATAACGATCACCACCAGGTATTGGCGGCATGTTTTCTAGCCGGCGAATGTCATTCACGGACAACCAGCCCCAGTTCCGACCAATTGCATAGGCTTCATAACGTGACTTTTGGTCGCCCCGCAGCAAGCCGGATATGTTGAATTCTATGTAGTAGTTGTTGCGCTCGTCTGGCAGCAGCAGATCACGCATCATTGCCGCTTCGTGGCGTTTTACCCAAGGCAACAGAGTGTAAATAACATACTGAAGCCCCTGATGCTCGATATTGTTGAAAGAGGCCTTTTCTAAGTGCTGCACCATATGCGGTGGGATCTTGTACAAGCGGCATACTTCAATTACACCAAAGTTTCGGCTTTCAATCAGTTGAGCTTTTTCATTATCCATTGCCAGTTGCTTGTACTGCATACCTTCTTGTAACAACGCCACACTAAACGCATTGCGCAGGCCTCCTCCATGGCGTTCAGTGAATTTATTTAGTAGTGCATCTACCTTTGTTTGATCGCTTATTGCTGCAGTAGTAGCTGGCCGTTCAATAACGCCAGACATCGTGGCGCCGCGCTGGAATACAGCTGCGGCGTGTTGCTCTGTGGCTATGGTCAAGCCAATTGTGTCTGTGTTGGTTTGCAGCGGTGATAAACCAACATAACCATCCAAACTGAAGTACTTGATGTGGTGGATCATATGCATAGGCACAGTTTCATTTAGATCCAGCAGCCGGTAATACGGCATACCATCAGAACCTTTAAGCACCTTCACTTTGTTGTAGTTAATCGGGATCAGTTCTTTTGGATAGCCGTAACTATCGCGGTCGATTAACGCAACATGATTGCCTTCAATACCCAGCGAACCCTGTGCCTGCTCGTAATACTCAAAGCTGGTGTCTTTGCGGTTAGGGCTACTGTGGATCAGGTTATAAACTGGATGATCTGTTGCGCGTTCCCGGCCACCGTCAGCAGTTCGGCGGTATAGCTCACAAGGCAGTTGGGCAATACTTTCAGCAAGAAGAGTCACACACGCTCGAAAAGCGGCTACCCCCATTGCAGATTCAGTGTTAACCATGACGCCAGCACTACTTTGGCGACTTCCCATAGAGCTGATCCAGCTTGTGAAGTTCTGCCGGGCTGTAACACCCTTATCTGTGCCGAACAAGTTAGGTAAAAACATTATTCCGCCTTAGGTTGCGACTTCTTATTTTGCTGATACGCCAACTGCCTGGTGTACAGGTAACTGGCAATCATGCAAAAAATACCAATACAGATGTAGCCGGCCGGATTGTTAAGCAACCAAACCCCAAAGCTAATTAAGCCGGCGCCCACAAGGCCCAGCACAAACAGAAAAATGGGTATCAACATGTTACGTCCGAGGTGTCGTAAATTGATTCTTTTGGCATTTCGACAGCTCTGGTCAGGATCCGCCCTATAGCCATCAATGTGGCCACAATGCCGTCTATTTTGTACTCGTTCCGCTCTTTACGCGGGTATATGTTTTCTTTGGCATCAGCTTTCGCTGTCACGTTACTGGCCATCCATGTAAGCAGTGGATCTGCATCATGGACGAACCGTTTACCAGTAATGGCTGCTTCCATTTCCCGCATTGGTGGACTCATGGTTTGTACTGTGTTGCGGTACTCAACAATCTCAGCGCCGTCTTTCATCAACTGATGCGCCAGTTGGGTAGCACGCCATGGGTCGTAGGCAACTTCCGTGATATCAAAAATTTCGCTGAGGTCTTTTATTTCTTCCCTGATCAGGTCGAAATCAATTTCTTCACCGTCAGTTAGTGTCAACCTGCCCTCATTTACCCACTTCTCGTATGCCGAGCGATTATTACCAGCTCGCTCCAACGCACCTTCAGGCAGGTAGTTGCGGGTAAACGTGGTGTATTTGATTCGGCCAGACTCAAGCACTTCATCAAACACCAGGGACAAACTTGCTATATCGGTTTTACTGGCCAAGTCGACCCCCAAGGTGCAGCGCTTGCCTGCAAAATCCTGCAGAGTGAGGCTGGTATCACCACAAGCATGCCAATCCGCCATGTTTAACCAGGCCGAACGGGCTGAAACCCAAATATTCAGGTGCTTGGTTAAAAAGCTATTGGTTCTGCTTGGGTAGCGAATAGCGTCCCGCAGTTGCTTGATCAGGTAGTCCTGACTCACCGACACCCCAAAGTTTGGATTTGCTTTGCGCAGATTTGCCGGGTCTTTCCAGTCATCACCAGCATCAAGCGTCCAGATAATCCCAAACAGTTCATCGTTTGGCATAACACCGTCAAGCATTTGCTGAACTTGACGACGCTTTTCATAACAAGGTCCAGCCAGATTAAAGCCGGCTGTTGTGATGATGAATGCAAGGGCCTGTTCTCTTGAGCCCATGCCAGTGATCATCGTTTCGTAGAGCTCGGGACCGTCATGCTCATGAAATTCATCAATTAGTGCGCAGCTTGGAGAACTACCGTCACCCGGGTTGCCGATCAGTGGTTCAAATCGTGAACCATCGCCAGGAATGCTGATATTTTTCGCCCAGATCTCTATACCCAACAAACTGGTAAGTTGTGGCGATTTCTCCAGCATGATTTTTGCTGGCCTGAACACTTCCCAGGCTTGTTTCTCAGTAGCTGCACCACAGTAGATTTCGGCGCCATACTCTCCATCGGCGCACAGCATGTAGTTACCAACGCCTGCAGCAATAACAGACTTACCGTTTTTGCGCGGTATCTCACAATACGCTTCAGAGAAGCGTCTTAAACCATCCTTCTTTTTCAGCCACCCAAAGACAGCGCAGAATATGAACTTCTGCCACGGCTCCAGCTTAATGAGTTGCCGTTCTCTGGCCCACTTACCTTTTGTGTGTGGTAGCAGTTGGACGAAATCGCAGACATGCTCGGCTGCGTCTCTGTCAAATTTATAAGGGAAAGCCCGCTTCTCAGAGGCTTTTAGATCATCAATATGCCTTTGACAGGCCTGTCGAACCTCTTTGCACGCAGAGATCTTCCCCGTTATCACATCCCGGGCATACTTGTTCGCCGCATTGACGTTTGGATAACTGGCCATTCATTCTCTACTTAGCGCCTCTTTTTTTAAGCAGTGCTGCAAACGGATTATCTTCAGGCTGCTTAGAACCGACACCAAAGCGGCCCCTACTGGCCGGATCCAACCCTAATGCGGCGCCGTAAGTTGCCATCTGCTTTAGACATTCGTTAATAACTGTGGCTGAAGGGTTTTTGATGGGCCCGCCAGTTGCGCCCGGTACCACAGGGCCGTGCTTAGCGTAATGTTCTTCGGCTTCACGCCACCTTTTGTACGCACTGCAGAAAGCCTCAAGGTTGTGAATATCCGTCCCCGTCAGGATCTTGGATTTCACCAACCATTCGGCCAAGGCATTCCACATATCAACAGCAATACCTGATAGCCATATAGGACATTCCGGCACCGATGCTAAAGGTTCCCCCTCAGGTGCATCTGTGTTCAGTGGCCGCTTACCTGCATTACCCTGAATAACTTTCAGGCTAACGGGTTTTGGCTTTCGGCCGCTGCGGCCGGGTACTCCCGCCATGCTCAGCGCCCCCCAGTTTTAATTTCATTTTTCGCGAAAATAAAAATCTCATGGCGGGATCGGTGTCCGGACGAAAAAGCCCCAGAGATTTGATCCCCCCTACCCATCCAGCGCCCCGCGTGGTCTGGCGCTGAGCTACCGCTGTCGACCACGCTCAGCCTCCTGCCTGGTCTTGGCGTCATGGCATGGCTTGCAGATCGCCTGCAGGTTTGCGTCGGTGTCGGTGCCACCATCAGCCAACGGCTGGATGTGGTCGACCTGAGTTGCAGGCGTTAATCGATCGGCTAAAAGACACGGCTGGCACAGGCCATGGTCACGTCTTAGAATTCTTTCCCGAGTTGCTTGCCACTTGCGGCCCCGGGTCCGCTTTTCACTGTGGCGGTTGCTTTGCCACTTAACAGCCTTGTCTTTGTGTTGTTCACAGTAACCGTGCCCTTCAACCGTCTTGTTTGGGCAAAATGGCTGGCGGCATGGTCTTGGCGGCTTCGCTGGCATAAGTTTAAGTCTTGTTCTTCTCAAGCTGGGCCATGCGGGCCTGATGCTCGCGCTCTGCCATCCTCAGGTTGCGTGTTTGAACCCAGTAGTTCAGACCGAAGGTGGCAAGTGTCGCGAAAATACCAATCACTATTGCCCACTCAGACAAACTCATGAAGCCAAGGCCTGCGGTCGTACCGGCTGCAGCATATGAACTTACGGCTGTTGCTTTGTCTGACATAACTTTGAATCCTGGTTGCATACTTGAGCCTCCCGCCACTTGCGGTATCGCTGCACATCCGTATCGCATAACTTGATATCGGTGATCAGTTGCAGCGTGTACTGCAGGTGATCGTGATTGGTTGTACCGTTAAAGGGCCGCAGTGCGCAGCCCGATTGTAGAAAGTTTGCTGGTGGTAGTACCGTCACTGTATTTGTTACTGTGATAGTGCGAACTTCCACTGGCTTGCTGGAGCAACTGACCAGCAGCATCAGGCAAAGCAGTATTAGCCCACGCGCGGGTAGGATCATGTTCAGATACCTTCAGTTCGTTACTGTTAATCATCACGGCAAGATGCTGTTCGTTGATCTGGGTTTCAGTTTGCTGGTGCGCTATATTCAGGTTGGCAATCAACAACTGATCATTTACTAACGCTTGAGCCTGCTCGTTCAGGTTTTTAACTTCAGCGGCCAAGGCGTCGACTTCCAGTTGCTTGTTAACTAACTGTCCAGCCTGTTTAGTCACCAAACTGGTTTGAGTAGTAAGCTCTGAATAGAGCGACCAGACTGTCAGACCTAAGCCAGCCATAGCTATGCCGGCAACAATCAATAACGCCCCCGTTAAACTAACTTTCATTGCTGTAAATCCTTGAGGCACATCTTTCGCTCAGCAGCACGGCGTGTGCGTAATCCGTTGGATTCTTTGCCTTTGATGTAGATCCAGCGCATTAGCTGGTTACATGCAGATACACGAAACCCCTCGTTGAGGTTCGCAAGTAGCGTCGATTTGCGGAACTGTCCTATGCCAACGTTGTAGACAAACGACAGATATGCAGCGTGTTCGCCTTCAGATAGCGGCACTTTGACGACTGATAATAGCTGCTTGTTGTGCTCTACCAAGTCGCCGGCTAATTGCTGCAGACACTGGTCATCACTGAACTTCATGCCTGGCTTTAATTCTTTACCTGTGTGTCCGTAACAACTGGTCAGGATATTAGCCGGGTCCAAATAGACCTCATTTACCTTCCCTTCGTGTGGAGCGATAAGCACAGCACCTGACAGAGCAACAGCACCACTGATACCAGCGGCTAACAATGCAGCTTTCAGGTTCTTCATAAACCACCAATAAAAAAGCCCAAACAATAAGTATGGGGCGAATGGGACAGGTTACGTATGGGCAACAAAAAACCCGCCTTATGAGCGGGTTCCTGCTGATTCATTTCCGACCAGCTTAGACAAATGTACTCGTTTTTTATGGGCAAAAACAGGCAAATAATTGCCGGTTCTAATTTATTTTGCTAAAAGCTTGAGTTCATCTACCAGTTGCTTTGTTTTTACGCCTGATTCAATAGAGGCAGCGATACTAAAATATTCGACCGAAGTTATTTTGTCATCATGCAAAGCCATAGACACACGTTGAGAAAGCGCTGGGTTAGCTTTGGCAAGCTCTACAAGATGCTCCAACTGGGAATTTGTAGCTGGTTGTTCCCACCGTTCCATTTCATAGTACATGTGAGCTCCTAATGAAATTGAGGTTGAAACAACTACGGTGACTAATAGATTCTGAAATACATCTTTCATAATTAACCTTTCATATCCCTAAATTCACTTACAATGCTTGCAGGAAGTTCCTGCTTTAAAGTTCAACTCAACCCTATCGATCGCTTTCTATTCGCTGCCTTTTCTGAGCGCTTCAACTCTTAATAAAAAAGACTCTGCTGGCTCGTCAATTTGAACTTTAAGATTTCCCTCTAATGTCAGGGTGGTGATTCCTTTTCTTGGTGACTCCACCATAATAATTTTATCTAAGGCGATAAATGGAGAAGACAAATCCGAACGATCTACTTTTATAAACATACTTCCCTCTCTATAGAATACCCAACAACTCGGTCTCAGCCTTAACCAAGGCAATTTGGCCTAAGCGATTTAACTTCCTGTTCTTTATGAACATTGCATTTATAGCAGTTATTTGTGCTGGACTTAAAGAGGAAACAGCTTTATCTATGACTAAAATCCACTCTGGCGGAATTATGCTTTCACTTTGGTGACTGAACAGGTGCTTATCCGAACTGATCCAGACTCCGGTTCGCATCACTTCGCAGCAACGCTCTGTTACTGAAGTACTTGCATAACCCTGTAATTTCTCCTTTGATGCCCAGTAGCGGCCCCAAGCTCTTAATTCTGCTCTTAGCTGTTTAATGTTCATGCTGCCTCCTGCTTTTGTTTTTCTAATTCATCGAAGGCCATGGTAATGGCGTCAATTAGTGGCACTTTCATTATGTCTTCACAGATAGCCTGAACATGGCCGAAGTGTGGATCGGTCTTTTCAGTTTCCCAGTGACGTAGTGTTCTTTCGCCAATACCGTACAAAAAGCAAACCTCTTGCTGGCTCATGGCCCGGTACTTACGCACAGTGCGAATGATAAACCCACCATGCAAGTTGGCCCGTTCCTTAACCATGGCGCTTGCCTCTCGCCTGGTACCAACGATAAAACAGGATGCTGGAAACAATACCTAATGAACCACCCCAACCTCCGACAAACAACGCCAAATCAGCATCTACTGCCTTAGCTGATATCCGGGCGAAAGAGAACTGACACCAGGTTATACCCCAGCTGATGGTAAAGGCCTGGGCTATTTTCTGATCGCGAACAAACTGGCTGCTCAACCCCAACAGGAACACATTGCCAAAAGTGGCTATAAATAGCAGGGCCAGCTGCAGCAGGTCAGATACCGGTGAAAATGCCACTGATCCCTCCTTTGGGTTGGCCATATAGCGCTATCATGGCGGCATCCCGATTGTCAGCGTTACTCTTACCATTCCAACCAGTCAGCCGGTTAAACGCATCTGACTTATAACGCTTGCCGCTTCTGGCACCCTGTAATGGCAATACCATTTCGACAGAGAAACCTGCCGCTGCAAGCTCATGCACTAACAGTTCGGCTGCATATTTCACAGCGCCGATGTTCTGTGCAATCTTCATCATCTGATTCCGGCTCTGGCCCGGGCGATGGATCACAGGTTTAAACGCATTGATGTCCTCCATCTTGATCCGCAGCTGGTGCTGACGAGCTAGATAAGTCAGAAGTTCGATCAGCGACTTGTTGCCCAACGTGTAAAGCTGCTGAATAATGCCGTCCTTTACTACAGCAACACCGTGCTTTTTGGTGTCCGGATCAATCCCCACAACCAGCATTATTTTCCCCCCGTAGCAGCTATAAACGCTTTTTCTACGTCCAGATACCAATCGCCAACCAGAACAACTTCACCAGAATCCAGATGAATTTCAGTCCCGTAATTGCCGTTAGATTCGTACTTAACCCAATGAGTAACACGCTCCGCAATGACGGTGACCGGACTACCTCTAACACCGTAACCTTTGAATGATAAAGGCGTCATACCTACCCCTTTTGCAATTAAATAATGTTCAGATGGTTTAATTCCAGACTGCCTTTAAGCCCATACCTGCCAAGCAATCCAGCACTTTATTCGTTACTTCAATGCCTGCACTGTGCCTACGCAAACAACATCTTTTATCAATTAGGTGTTTCCACAGCTGAAAAATCTGAATGCTCTGGAACGCTTGCCAGCAAAGGCCGCTAAGCATTCACTGCTTTTTTCAATGCCTGCACTGTGCACACAGTTAAACCCTGCTTTATCAACCAATCGTGGTACACATTCACGGCTTTTAACCGCTCTGATAACGCTTCGGTTTTGATGTATACAGCATCCAATCCTTTAGGCTTGTGGTTCAGTAAGCGCTCGGCCATCCAGTAATCAATGCCCAACTCAGCCCATGCAGAACGAGCCATTTTGCGTAAATCGTGTGCTGACCATTTGCCCTTACTCACCAGCTGAATATGCTTCTGTGCTGCCTGGCTGCTTATTGCCTCGGGACCAGCTGGGAATAGGAAATCGGAATAAATGCCGAATGACTCACGAACACTTCTGAATTTATCTAGAAACTCTTTAGCCAATGCAGTGATAGGCAAAACATGCGTAACATCGGTTTTTGTGATCTGTGCCGGAATAGCCACCATGCCTGCAGTAAAATCGATATAGGACCAACGTAACTGTCTGGTCTCACCAATGCGGGTCCCAAACAACAGCATCAGCCATACCAGCGCCCATCCATCCACGGCAGCACGTTGCAGCTGCTCCCACACCAGCGGCAGGCTGGTTACACGCAACCGGCTTTCCTTAGGCTTGATCCGTTTGGTTACATGGTCGACAAACTTCATACCTGCCATGTAGTCAGCCGCCAACAACTCCAGCTTTGCAGCCAGTTTTACGGCAGTCTTTAAGGTTCCCCAGTACTTGCGCATAGTCGATGGTTTTAAATCAGAATTAACCAAAGGCAGGATCAGCTGAGTATCAAGAACCGCTTTAGTCAGTTGGCCTACAGGCAACGCGCCAAGCAACGGCATTAAATGAGCATCAATGGCACTTTCTACTGCCCTGCGCCATTCAGGTGATTTCGTTACTTCCTTGGCTGTTCTGTCTCGGTACCACTCCAGCAGCTGGCCAACCGTTTCAAAAGTGCCTGTTTTCACTGTTTGGCCAGCACTCAGTTTGCTCAGAATATCCGGTACCATTGCCACTACATCTTTGGTTTTCAGCGTGGGCCAGTAGCCCAAGCGGTGGCGTTTCTTTGTCCGGTTTTGGTAGTGCACTAAATACCAAGTAGCCTTTTGACGGCCAGAACGGTAGCGAAGCAGCAAAGGGTTACGCTGATCACGCAGTTCGCCTACATCGGCATCAGCTGCATGCCGGGTGATAGCTGCATCAGATATAACGACAGATAAAGACTGCATCAGTACCCCTGCTTAAATAGCTTTTTATTCCGGTTTAACGCTTCAATCATGCGGCCGCGCTCTGGTTCCGGCATTGCTGCCAACTTTCGATCTATATCCGGCTTGGCCATGAGGTTGTTACGCCAGCTATGAAGCCAAAGGCAAGCCACCTTGTTTACCGCTTCAACTTCAGCCAAAGCCGGATCAGTCGCCAAATTTACTAAGGTCATAAAGACACGTTTTGGCCGCGACCAGCAGAGTGATTAATACCTGTTCTGTGTGATGGCCAGTTAAAATTCACAACAAAGCAACTTTGAAAAATACGGTCGTAGATCCGAGCCTGCAGCACGTCGTGTAGCTCAGCTGTATTCAGGTTAGAGATTAAAATGGTGCGGCCCAAGTTGGTGATCCGCTTGTCCAGAAGTAAGTTCAAGGCGCCTTCTGCAAAGGCACTTTTTGACCCTAAATCCACTTCATCCAAAACCAACAGGTCTAACTGGGTAAATTCTTCAAGGATCTGCTCCTCGGTTTGCTTAGCGTTCTTGTTCATAGTCGCCCGAAGCTTTGCCTGGTATTCAGCAACGCTAATCACAGCTGCCGATAAACCTCTGGCAATAATTTCTTTACATACCGCTGATGCTAAGTGGTTTTTTCCAGTGCCAGTTTCACCGCAAAAAACCATATGACGTACACCGTCACGCCTATGGAAATCCTGCAGGTAGGCATTACATGAGTAAACAGCTTGCTTTTGCTCTGGGAGCTTCACTTCAAAATTACCTAAGCTGCATTGCTGGTGAAGCGGACGAATGCCATCTCGCTTCAGCAGGTTTTCAATGCGTTGCTGGCGTTGCTTCGCCATAACAACCTCAGTGGCCTCAGCCTGTTCCTTACGCTGAAATTCCAGATATTGGTCTGGTGTAAAAGCAGGTTTTAAACCACGTTCTTGCATGATCTGCTGCACTTTAGCGCTGATTGTCGCGGTGTATTGCTGTGAATTACGCATGACTGATCAACTCCCCTTTTTCGTTAAACTGAGGAACACAATGCTGTTGGATGTGCTTATCCCAATCTTCCGCAGTTCTCACCTGCCCATCTGCGCCAATGGTTTTTGGTTGAGGCTTCTGCTGCATTGATTTTTTAAGCTCATTCCGGATATCGACCAGAGTTGCCCAATGCCTCCGAACAGAGCTGGGAGCCATACAGTTTTTCCGCCAAAACTTATCTGCCTGGGCAATTTTGAAAAGAGTCAGAATGTGTTCTGGCTTGCGATCATCAGCAGTGCGCATCATGCGAACGTCATTACATTTTTTCGCCAACGCAGCTGGCTTAGGTGGCCTGTAGTCTTCCCCCTGCCATGCAGCTAAAACGGATTCCATTTGGTTGACTAAATCAAGGTCTTCCTGTGTACCCCAATTATTCCCTTTCTGAATAACAGCATTTGGCTTAGTAATCGTCTCGTCGTCCGCTAGCGGCGACGAAGTTAGATCTATTTCTTTAGTTCTTTCTTTAGTTCTTTCTTTACTGCTGGAGCAATTGTTCCCGTCAACTGGAGCATTTGTTCCATCTGACTGGAGCATTTGTTCCACCTGCTGGAACAATTGTTCCCGCATCGAATTTGCGGCTTTTGCTCTTTTTTCTGACTTGCCGTCAGTCATCACCCAATCACTGATCACGGGATTAGGACCAACCAAACCCTGATCGTCTTCCCATATCATCTTCCTGTCGATCAACGACTTTTTAGCCTTACTGATCGACTTAACGCAGTAAACAGACTTGGCTGCAAGATAGGTGTTTGTCAGGCCCCATACTTTGCGTTTAAAGCCGTAGGTGTGACGAATTATCAACAGCAACACACTCAACTCAGAGCCAGACAAATCTGTGGCGCCGGCAGCATCCATTAAGGTGTTAGAAATCATCGTGTAGCCGTCTTCAATCTGAGCTACCAAAGGACGCTCCTTCTGCTTGCGATATTTAGTTAAATCAGCTACATTTTGCGGCATGGACATTAAAACCTCGTCGTAGTGGTTAGTGTTCTGGAAAGCCCTGTTCGTGCAGGGCTTTTGTTTTTGTGGAAGTGAATGAGTAGAACTATCGAATGTGGATTAGGGATTAACCATGGTTTACACATACACGCTAAAGCAGGTGATAAAAACAGCCTACCCGCCGCCAAAGACACACAGCTCAACCAGGCAGCTTGATTCCGGAGATACCATTGAGGCTTCCGACGGTAACTGGTACCAAGTAATCTCAGTTCAGCACAAGAACAACCAGGCACAGCTAAACGTGGGCCCAGATGGAATGGACGCAGAAGAAGCAAAACTGCTGGCACAACAGCATGGGCTAGTAGACTAAATCTGTTCATTAGCTCCCCCACTGCAAGCTTCAAAATAGGCGTCTACTACGTCTGATTTCAGCAGTACTTTTAAATCAGCCAGCGAAGTAAGCAGCATTGCAAATACGGCATCTTTGTAGCTGCAGTTAAGCGCCAATGCATTTCGATCGCTCTGGAAAATTTCAATTTCCGATTCAACCGCCCGCAGAAAAGCCACTGGACCGCAATTAACAGGTATAGAAACCAGCAAGAGTTTTCCAGTCCTCGGATCAAACCTAAAATCAACAGCCTCTCCCGGACCCTGCTTTAAAGTTATTTCGGAACCACCAACCCATTTACAAACTAAATTTTCATCATAGAAATCACCGCCTTCAACGCTGATAGGCTTGCGGTTATTAGCCAGATATACAGAGCGACGACTGAACGAATTAAGGTTCAGAGCATCGATTTGCTCTGCAGTTAAAAGTGTCAAAATTGAAGCAGTAAGATCCTGAAGCAACAATGCTGACTCCATAGCAACTTCAAACCCTGTATACGCAGGCAGATCCCACATCACAGCGTTGTTAGTTCGATGGCAGGCCAACATAGGGCCATGCAGTGCAACATGAATGGCTGCATTGATCCGCTCTGGGAAATCAGCGACAGTGCGTGACTTACCATGTGCGTTTTGTGGGATAGTTTTCGCCCAAGACCTACAAATGCTTGAGTTAACAGGATCAAACGTCGGGTTTTGCTTCACTTGTTCGCTCATTGCAGCCCTCCCATAAGTGAACTATGTTCTTTATTCAGAAACAGAAAGCCATTCCACGAATGGAGGCGCACATGGACCGCAAACCCTATTACCTTGACCTTTACCGCAAAGTGCTGGAAGAAGCCCGTATAGGCTATACGCTGGCGATTTTTGGCGATCACCTGGCAGCACAGCAGCGATACGAAAAGCACACTGGCCTTGATGCAGTGCACTACTTCCTGATGCAAAAACACCATTGGACCCGCGGCCAAATTCAGGCCATGACGCAGGCTGACATTCTCTTTGCTATGTCGGAAGAGTTTGACTTGTGGACCATGCCCGACGATGCCAGGCAGGTTCTGGCTGATATGGCTGAGCATCAATTATCACCCTCGAGTAATTGAAGGTTTTGCTCCAGCAGGTATGCCCAAAATGCGGTAACGACCAAAAGCAAGACTGTAGCGGCGATGAACAGCCAGGCTAGCAGTGTCGACTCTGGTGGGAACATGGGCATAAAGCCGAACAGAAACACTAGATACGAACACCAGGTGGAGAACATGGTGCACTTGCGGCTAAGCAGGCGCTGCATAGCTCTACGTGTTTGCATGAGCGGCTCCAATACGTGCCTGACCTGTTGGGCCTTGATCAGGAGACTTGGCCTCTAGAACAGCAATACTTTCTCGCTGCAAAGCTTCAGCGTTAAATAGCTGACGCAAAATTGATAAGTTGTTGCACTGTACTTTCATGCTCTCAGTGCTTTCGTCACCAGTTATCTTTTCTGTTTTAACCAGCAGTTCCTTCCGAACCTGAGCCAGTAACTCTTCGAGCTTCCAGCCAGTTGGATTATCAGCAGACATTAAAATGGGTGTGGTGTTACTCATATCAGCTCCTGTTGTTTTGCCGGTTACTGCCATCCGGTGGCCAGCCCTGTACACAGACTGGTCAGCTAAGCGCCCACAATTGGGTTTGGCTGTGCGAAATTGCCGAGGATCAGCGCACACGTTTACTTCTCGCCTCGGTTGAATCCTTGAATGAGCTGGCCGTTGCTCAGCACCGCACTTAAAGCTGTGGCCTACGCTTCTCAC